TGAATATACACTAGTTAAAACTGGTAGTAATTTAATAGTAAAATCAAAGTCTGAAAAAATTACCAAAAGAAATTACAAAGCATTATTTACATTGTTAGCAACTTTATTTGGTTATGTTTTTGCAGTTCTTGCAATTGATAAATTTAAGAAAAAACAAAAAAAATTGAATAAATAAAGATATACCAACTAAAATAGTACAAATCAAGTATAATCATGGATAATATGAAATCTGATAAGAAAGAAATTTATAATCAAGGAAGAAATGAAATCAAACGGAATATTCCAAATCTTCAAGGATCTAAAATTGATCCAAAACGCCAAATTTCTTCTTATGAGAAAGAAGAAATTTGGAATGAATCCGAAACAGAAATCGAATTTAATCCATATATTTTTAGAAAGGACATTCTTGGCAATGTAGCTATAAAAACTTTATCTTACAACAATGCTTCTAAAGAACAACTTAAATTTGCTTATGAATATGAGCACATTGTAAGTCATTCGGACAATGGTAAAACAGATAAAATTAATATTCGCATTTTAAATGCTCAAATCAATCGAAGTAAAGGTAGCAAGCCATTATATGACATGAATTATTATGAAAGTCAAGGAAGAAAAAATATTCAATGTTGTTCATTTCAAAATTTACTAAATGAATTAGAAGATAATCTTCATACTGCTTGTATGAAATACAATCTTTTATTTGTTAAAAAATGCAATCGTGAATGGTCTATCGAAACTGGTTGTAATTCTAAAAATAATTATAAAAGTTATAACAATGAATACAAAAAGATTTGCGAACCAAAAATTATTTCTATGAAAGTAGATGTTAACAGAGAAAAAATAATGACACCAGAAGCATTAGCGTGTGGGGCAGTAATATTTGTTGGAATGTCTCATGTTATTGGAACTGGTGTATGCATAGCAGTTGACAATACTATTTCTTTCGTTGAAAAGAAATTAGAAATTAAAACTAAAGAACCAGAAACTAAATGGTATGAAGCTCCATTTGTTAAAGAAATAGTTGGAGCTATAACAATAATTGGTTCAGTTTTACTTGCAGCTGTTCTTCTTGAAGAACCTAAAAAAAGAAAAAACTAAAAAACCCCAAAAAAAAGAAAAAACTAAAAAACCCCAAAAAAAAGAAAAAACTAAAAAACCCCAAACAAATTTGTTTGGGGTTTTTTGTTGTACTATAAATTTATTTTTTAGCTTTTAATCTAGCTAATCGTTCTTTACGATAATTATTAGTAATCTCCTTGAACATGCCCTGTGGATTATCCATAAATAATTCTAGAATTTCACAAAGAGGATTCATCAGATACTTAATGTAGTATTCTGTATCTACTGGCAAATTGTGTTCTTTTGCATAAACCGGATCTTCTACTTTTGTATATTGAGGAGTAGTAGCTTTTAACCAATCATTATCAATAAAAATATATGGTATACGATCATTTGATCTAGGAGCATTTCCAGGATCTCTTTCTGCTAATTTTTTAGATAAAACTACATGAGGAATATTTTGCGATTTATATGGACCCTTCAACGTCTTAGTCACGATAAGGGTATCTTTATCTACCCTATTATATTTTATATCATCTATAATCTTATTTATATAAGCTAGAGCCTCTGTCAATCCTTTTTCACCGTCTTCCATAAATATATCTACAATTTTTTGATAACAACTTCTAAGCAATTCGAAGTTGTCTCTCCTTTTTAATACAACTCCTTTATTATCAAGATAGTCCATTTTTTCCGGATCATTAGAATACAGTTCCCCGATGTATCTCTTCTTTGATAAGAGTAGCAAAGTCCCATAAACTTTTTCATATTCTAAACTAATTGGCGAAATAAATAATTCTTCTGTAGCACTGTCAGCTGCATCTTTTCCCATGTCCATGCTTTCTTTGATACAAATACTCTTCAATTTCTTGAGATACTGCTTGTCTTTTTCAGTAATAACAGTGTGCCCATAAATTCTTTCGTATTCACTATTGTAATGGTCTGTAGTTTTGGTCTTAAATTTCACAAAAACGGAGTCAGTGTTTTTAACTATAATATCACCTACACCAGCTTGAAATCTGCCTGATGCAGTTTCGATGTCATAAACGTAATCGTCGTGTTCAAAACATTCTATTTTTTTGATTTTGTTAGTTTCTTTATTTTGGCCATTACGACTATCTATGATAGTAATTTTATTAAAATCTGAACCTAAAGTAATTCTATAATCTAGTTTTTTATATAAATAGTAGAATCTAGCCATATTTAACTGGCCTTGTATATCAAGAGTTAAATCATAATTAGACTCTTCTTTGATACTGTCAGTAGAACAAGAGTATCCACTAATAAAACTCCTAATAACATCGACACTGCTATTTAATATTTCATCTGGAACTTTTTTATTTTTCTCTGAATCGTAAAATTTATTATTGTATTCACTTATCATATCTTTTTGATTATTTATTGTTATATTATAAATACCAGGACTATCTATTGATTCAGATACAATCACACCCGCCTCTAAATATTGAATTTCTATAAAATTTTTTAATTTACATAAATATTTTGAGTCAATGCCGTGTAAAGACCAAATATTTTCAGAATCATAATTACATTTTCCTTTATTATAAAAAAACCCATATACATAAGCTTTGGCTTGTGAAATTGAATTACAACTTTCATTGAAAGTATCTGGATAACTACTAAGTAATTTTGTTCCGATAGAGCAGTCTTTAGGTTTAATAATAACTGCATTTTCATCTAGCAAACTGTGATCTTCGGTAACTTCAACATACCCAGAGTGTGTCAATACATTGTAAATCTTTTTATCGCACCGATGTCTGATAACTTTTTTAATGTTTTGCCATCCATTATCAGTCCAAATTTTATAATTAGTCTTAGAGTATTCTTTTTCTGTTCTAACTGAAGTGTCAAGAACTTTAAAACCTGGATAATCGACTTTATTATTTTCGTTAAAAATACTTTGAATTGTTTCGATATAAACAGAGCCGTCTCTTTCCAAGAGTAAAGGAGTTTTACCTGTGACTGAATCGCCATAAACTGCCACTGAACAAGGGTAATTACTTTCCATAAACTGTTTTGTATCAGCAATCATATTTCGTCCGTAAGCAGTGACAGTAGCTGCAATAGGTTTACAGCAAAGCGTAGGAGCTGCCAAGAAACCATAAATAGAATTCATCGAAACTTTAACTGCTAACTGGCATTTATTGTAAATTTCTTTGGTAAAAGAGTCTGGAGCATCTTTCATTAAGCCTTTATACTTCTTTCTTGATTCTGTTAATTCTTTTAATAAATTCGGAAGAATTCCTTCTGTAGAAGCCGCGTATTTAAATGAATGCTTAACTGTTTCGCCTGATTCTTTATCAGTGTCTTCCCATTCTAAAGTTTTATATGTCACACCTGGAAGATCAGCATATTTTTCATCTAATACGATAGTGCTAAAACACAAATTGTGAGCTCTGATAATACTGGGATACAGACTCGCAAAATCACATACAGTTATTGGAGAAAAATATGCGCCTACTTCTGGTTGGAGTACTGTTGCCCCAACAAATGACTCGCTAGATTCACCAGATTCTTTTCGAATACAAGGGACAAGGTACCCGGCTTTTCTGGTTTCACGAAGAATCTGAGAAAATGCTTTAATAGATTGACCGCGTTCTACGAGATATTTAAATGGAACATAAGTAACATTGCTCATAGAAATTTGATTCTGTAGAATATGCATTTTATCTACGAGGCGCTGGGGAAGTAAAGTATCAACTATACAATATTCTCCTAAAATTTTGATCTTTTCAGGATCACCGCTGGCAAAAAAATCAAACATTTCCTGAACCGTTATTTCGTTCTTGCGCTGATTAAGATACTTCTTAGCAATATCGTCAAGTTTATAAGAATTTTCTTTATATTCACGTTGAATATAGATAAGTAAATCAAAATTTAACCTGCCAGGAATACTAAGCCTTTTGTAATTTGATGTTCCATATGCGCTCGAACTAAATTGTTTATCAAGAAGGACTGAACTTTTATTTTTTAATTTACTTAAATCTAAAAATTGTTCAGAACACTTGGTAATTTTTGCTCTTTCATTTAGATAATTGCAATCAAATTGATCCCCATTATAAGTATAAAGAATGTCAGGGTCCATCCTGTTAAGAAGTCTTCTCCATGCTAATAATACTTCTTTTTCCGTGAGGTACCACTCGACCACAATTGGAACTCCGTCAACAGGCGAATCTATTGGGGCACACTCTTTTAAACAAATTAAATGCTTAACATAAAAGTCATCTTGGCCAAAATGTTTAAAAGCTGTAGCAATTTGAGTCACACAATTTTCTTTGATTGTCGGCACAGGAAAAGACCCGTCAATACTATAAACTTCAATATCAAAACTCGCTTGAAGAATAGGGGCATTTGATTCATTATTAGAATCACAGGTGATGTCTCCCCAATTTGCTAAAGCTTCAATTTGGCATCTGCTGAATTTAGAATTGTCTTCAAGAACACTGATATTTTTGGCAGATACCCAGCCTGAAGGTTTAATATTTTTGATATGCATAAATTTTAAAATAGAGTCAACATTTGATTCGTATAATTTTATAATAAAATTAACACCTGCGATTCTTGCTTTATTAGTTGGATCATTGTGACTATTAATAGCATAAGTAAATTTCTTCATTGCTTCAGAATTATCAAAAGTTAATCTTAGAAACTTAAACTCCTTTTCTCCAGAAAATCCATAAAAATCTTTTTTACGTTGAATAAGGCATTTTTCTTTGATTAAATGCTTTCCCCATTTATAAAGGGGCGAATAAGGTTTTCCATAATAATACCCTTTCATCCCGATCAAGTTTGAAATAAAGAGTTTAATATTGTTTATTTTCCATACTTCCGGGATTCTAATGTAGAAAAAAGGAGTAAAATTACTGATTGTTAAACAAACCGAAGTTCCTTCTTTTGATACTCCAAAAGAACGAATAGTGTATTTATTATACACTTCTGCTTCTTCATCGAAATCTTCGTCGATATCCATGTCGTCTGGATTAATTAAAGGCTCATTGCTTTCTACCCACTCTAATGCTTGAAATTCGATAGAGTTATCATTGTATTCGACCGGGTTTCTTGAGTAGGCTTCCATTTTAAATTAAAATAGAAATTTCTTTTTAACTTATTTTTATATTTATAATAAATATAAAAATGAGTGATACTTGCGAAACATTATATGATATGATCCCAGGGATTATATTCCCTATTTTATTTATTGCCAGCGAAATGATGCCCCTTGCTTCTAAAATAAAATCAAATGGACTACTTCACTTGATATTCCTTACGATAGAAAGGTATTACGTGGAAAGAAGATTGAACGATGAGAGCGAACCATTATTAGAAGAAGTGTAATCACTTCTTGCTTCTCACAACTTTAGTTTTTTCTTCAGTTTCAGCACCATCGAATAATTCTGCTACAATATCATTAACCTTAGAATCATCGATGTCGTTATCAATAAGTACAGGAAGAATATCTTTTTTGCTTATTTTCTTCTGAGAAGTACTTTTGCTTATTTTAAGAGAGCCTAAATCAAGCTCGACCTTTGATATATCATTATTTTCCATGTATTCTTTGATGGAATCTTCCAGAATTTTCTTTTTATTTCTCAATTCTTTAATACTTTTATTAATTTCAGCAATAGAGTCGTCTACCTCTACATATTCTGTTATAATTTTTTTAATATCAACTTCGTTCATTCCTTAATTATTTATATATCTTATTTTTTTAAATAAAATTTTTCGCAATATCCGCGTTTAATTTTTTAATTTTTAATAGTATGCGACATTTGCTAGCATTCCCATATGAAATTATTTTATCAATATTTGAATATATAGGGTCTTACTCCTTGAAAAAATATAAATATGTATGTAATTATTTTTACAATTGTTCCTCTTATATTATAAGGACGAGGACAAAAACTCTCATAAATTATGTTCATTCATTCTTACACGTGAAACCAGTATTTATAAAAAAAATGTATATCATGAATACTGATAATATTTTTATTGTTCATATTCTTGATGATATTTTAAAAGACAAAAAAGCTACTAATATGACTTATTTTTCATTGTCCTTGATAAGTTTGATAAATTCACATTTTATTAAGAGAATCACTTTCACTTGATTTTACTATCCATTATCTTTTTTCTTGCCATATAAATAATATTTCTCTTAGTACTGTCGTAGTCTCTAAAAATATTTACAGCTTCTTTAAAATTAAACCATCCTATATTTTTAATTTCTCCCATCATTAAAATATTGGCTGGATCAAGTTTAGGAATAGTATCACTTACTATTTCCGCTAATAGATAAGAGTGTGTATACATTATCCCATTGCTCCCATAAAATGTTTCTGATAAAGTTCCAAGCGAGTCTTTCACTCGAAAATCTAGATCTTTAAAATTTGTTTCTTCTTTGAATTCTCGAATAGAGCACTCTTTTTTTGTTTCTTTTTGGTTTTTTCTACCTTTTGGAATACAATATTCTTGATCTTCCCATTTTCCATCAGTATTATCCACCATTAATCCTGTATCCAAGGAATTGAATTTTAATTTAGCCGTTTTTTTCTCGTTTAAATAAGCTCTAGAAAAGTGATTAACCCATAAATCATCCCAAAGTATATCAAATGGAAGAGTCTTAATTCTTCTACGCTCTGAACATGTCATTTCTTCGAGAAGAGTTTTGTAAATTTTACTTTTACTAATATCCGAAGAGTATTTTCCTCGTAAAAAATCTATATATCCCATAGTGTCTTTTCGTTGAATCAATAAAAAATTAATTTCTCCATCATTAATCTTAAATCCCAGAATCCCATGACTTATCACTGGTTTTAAGCACTCTTTGAATGTATGGTCTTTTAGGTCGCAATTTATACATACGGTTTTTTTCATTGATTCTCATGAATATTCTTAATATTCATATCTAAATAAAATTCTCTTTCGTATCGAATTTTTATTTTAGATATATAAGAATATAATGAATACTTGTTTTGGAGAATATTCTGACATTGATTCAGACTCATTTTATAGTTCGATAAATAGTAAAAAAGAATTTACAGACAATAAATCCGCAGAGACCAGAAATAATCTAGACTGTCTTCAGCCTCATCAAAGACTTCTTGCTAATTTTATAAATCCGTTAACACAGTACAATAGTATACTTGTTAATCATCAGCCTGGACTAGGGAAAACTCTTACTAGCATTAGTATTAGTGAAAATTTTAAAAAGGATTATCACACTGTTATTTTTATTAAAAATAAAATTTTAGAAATGAATTTTAGAAAAGAATTGATAGGAGAATGTTCTAATTATGCAACACCAGAAGAAAAACGAATATTATTCAGCAACCCATCGCCTGTAGATTATGATGCTATAGAGCTTAAGAATAATGTTATAAAAAAAATAAATACTGAAATAGGGAAAAATTATTCATTTTATACATATGGAGGCTTAGCGACAGACGCTGGAATAAATAGGCCTAAAAATTTAAATAATAAAGTAGTTATTTTTGACGAGATACATAATGCTATAGGGAACAATATTTATTTTGAAATATTAAAGTTATTTAAGAAATCATATAATTTTAAAATTGTCCTGTTGACAGCTACTCCTGTTTTTGAAAGCGTGTCTGAAATATTTGAAATAAGTAATTTGTTAAATATAGGGCAAGCTAAATTACTTCTCCCTATAAGGAATGACCTGCTTGTTGAAAAAATGATAGAAAAAAGTTCTAAGACCATGGGAAGTATATTAAATGACTCTATCTTTAAAATTACAGAAAAAGGAAAAGAAGTTCTTAGAAAAACTTTAAAAGGAAAAGTGTCTTATCTTACTATAGATGAATCCAAGAAGACATTTGCCAGAAAAATTTTTATGGGGGTACCTATTTTAACAAAAGGGATGTCATTAAATATTGTAAAAAGCGAGATGACTAAACTTCAAGAAACTAATTATGATAAAACTCTTAAAATTAATAGCAAAGAATATTCTGGAGAAAATGTAATGTTTAAAGATTCTTCTGATATTTCTACTATAATTTACCCAGACTCTACCCATGGCAAAGAAGGATTTGAAAAATTTATTAAAAATAAAGCATCTCCCCCTATGCTTAAAATGACAGAACTATATAAATTTTCTCCAAAGATTTATAATATTATTAAAAGTATCCAAGAGATCCCCGGAACATGTTTCATTTATTCTAACTATGTCAACAATGGGGGAACTGCTTTGGTTGCCGCAGCATTGAAAACAAATGGATTTAGTATATATCCTTCAAGAAATTTAAATTTTCCTAAATTTGTAGTATTTGGAGAAAATATACCTATCAAGAAACGACAATCTATTCTAAGAATTTTCAATTCAAAAGCCAATATCGATGGGAGCATTATCAAGGTTATAATAGGAAGTCCGTCTATTTCAGAAGGAGTTTCATTCCAAAATATTAGAAGTATACATATTCTCGAACCGCATTGGAATTTATCAAGAATAGATCAAATTATAGGAAGGGGAGTTAGATTTATGAGTCACTCAAAATTATCTGAAAATAACAGAAATGTAAAAATATTTTTACATGCATGCGTTTCTAGTAAAAGTAATAATTCTATAGATTTGTTAAAATATGAACTTTCTGAAAAGAAAGATATTTTTGCTAAAGAAATATCTCAGCTTTTGAAAGAAATATCTATTGATTGTTTAATGAATAAAGGAGCAAATTCTGCAAAAAAAACTGAAAATAATACAAGAGCCTGTAATTACACGAGCTGCGAATATAGTTGTTACGGTGCTAAAAATTTAACAAAAGATAATACTACATATAATTTAAAGACTCATGCTCCTGGAGAATATAAGTTTATTTTAGACTCTATCAAGACACTTTTCACAAAAGGTTTTATTTACACATTTGATTATATAGTTAGATATATTCTGAAAAAAGAAAAAAATGTAAATATTGACAATATAAAATTTGTCTTATCTGAAATTACAGGAGCTCAAAATGTTTTTAAAAATCCAAATAATTTGAAAAGTATCCTTATCTCTATAGACGGGGTTTATTTTGTGAATCCAGAAGATAATGAAATAGATGAAGATTTTTTCTTTAAGATGTTTAAAAAAGAAATAAGACAAAAACTTATTCCTAAAGAGTATTCTCCAAAAAAGATAAAGTCTCCAAAAAAGATAAAGTCTCTAAAAAATATTAATAATAAAATATTTGGAACTTACGTTGATAATGTCTTTAAAATAATATATAATACTGACGATTCTACTTTGAATATCGATGCACGTAAGAACAAGACTGGTAAAGTTTGCTCGAGTTATTCGAAAAGTGCAATGAAAAATATACTTTCCAATTTTAATATAAAAACAGATGTTTATACGAAAATGAACATGTGCAAGTTAATAGAACAATATCTAAAAAATAACTCGTTGATGATATAACTATTCATATAAATTTTTAAAAATTCTATGAATACTTTTTAAATTAAATAACAATTACTCTAATACAGTCATCTGTAGCCCCTCGTCTTGCGATAGGCATTAACACGGGTTGATGAGAACTTGAAGATGTGATAGTGCAGATCCTATAGGTACCTGCGCCGCTTTCTGATAAAATAGAAGAATCTATATCTACAGATAAATTTCCTTCAAAATTAATACTTTGTTCTAAACCTTTAAAAAAGATAGGAGCTTTTGGATCAGGAAAACTATTATCATCAAGGATTTTTTCAATAGTAATATGCGAATGGCCATTGATAGACCCATTAACATCAAGAGTCTGAGGTTCTGCGTAGTATTCAGTATTTGGATTATCGAAGAACCCAAAGTTCATATTAAGCGTCTTAATTATGATAGTCACATTTTGCCCTGAAACTAAAATATCTCCATTTACTGGTTCTAAAATTAATGTAGAAACTAGATGTTCCACTGATGGAATTACCCCTTGAACCGTAGAAGAACAAGAACTGATTATATTTTGTGTCCCATTACTTGGGATAATTGAGCTATCAGTAGAATCACAGAAATTAGTAGGTTGAATACAAATTGGTAAATTAGTTGGAGAACTAATTTCAGCTGTAGTTAAAACTGTAGTTAAAAATGTTGTCATTACAATCGTGACTATTTCGCATGTTTCTGTAGGAATAATCAGAATTTTAGTTGTACTATTCGGAACAAGAGTTTCACAAGGAGTTTCTGCAGGAATAGGCTCTTCAAGGACTACTGTTGGAGTTTCGTAAAGAGTTTCACAAGGAGTTTCTGCAGGAATAGGCTCTTCGAGGACTACTACTGGAGTTTCATAAAGAGTTTCTACAGGAATAGGCTCTTCAAGGACTACTGCTGGAGTTTCGTAAAGAGTTTCACAAGGAGTTTCTGCAGGAATAGGCTCTTCGAAGACTACTACTGGAGTTTCATAAAGAGTTTCACAAGGAGTTTCTGCAGGAATAGGCTCTTCGAGGACTACTACTGGAGTTTCGTAAGGAGTTTCTACAGGAATAGGCTCTTCGAGGACTACTGCTGGAGTTTCACAAGGAGTTTCTGTAGGAATAGGCTCTTCGAAGACTACTACTGGAGTTTCGTAAGGAGTTTCTACAGGAATAGGGTCTTCAAGGACTACTACTGGAGTTTCGTAAGGAGTTTCTGCAGGAATAGGCTCTTCAAGGACTACTACTGGAGTTTCATAAAGAGTTTCTACAGGAATAGGCTCTTCAAGGACTACTACTGGAGTTTCTGTAGGCTCGATATTGTCAGAACTATAAAATGGTACTGGTGTCCCATTTGCAGAAACGAGAATAGTTGTAAATACCGTATCAGGGATCGTTTGCTCGACAGCAGGAACTTCAACTATGGAAGTTTCCTGAACTACTTCTGAAATTATCTGGTCGACAGCAGGAACTACGGAAGTTTCCTGGACTGGTAAATCAGTGGTATTTAATATATCATCAACTAATGTTGTACTTGAAATATCTGGCGAATTATCTATTGTATCGCGCTTATTTGAATTTCTAAATTCCGAAGGAAATGCAATAATATAAAATGTGAAAAATAATGTTTGTGTAAAAATATTAGTAATTATCATTATTAATATTTGAAAATAATTTTTAATTATTATTTAATCGAGAAATTTAAATTTTCAACATTTGTGGCCAGTAAATCAGCCTGTTGATTGCCAAACCAGTCGGCAGATCCTCCGTTTGTATGCGCTTTAACATGCCTGAATTTTATATTCCCTGGATATTTTAAAATATAATTATCAACAATTGTTGATATAACTTCTTTATTAGACACTGGTTTTTTCGCCGCATTCATCCATCCATTTTTTTTCCACTTTAAATACCAGATTGACAAACTATTTATCGAATACATACTATCCGATACAATTGTGACAATTTCATTGTTATCAAGGTTACTCTGCAATATTAAAAATGCCTGGAGAATTGCACAGAGTTCAGCTAAATTATTTGTAGATTTGTTAATTTTTTCATTTGGAAAAGTTTTTAAATAAAATGTTTCCAAATTTTTAGAAACATTTTTAGAATCGCCTGGAGCAAAAAATACCCCAATTCCTCCGACAGCATTCATTCTCCCATTTCCAGTAGAAGACCCATCAGTGTAAACAGTATTATTCTTCATTTGAATTATTACAGTTTTTATTTTTAACTTCTTTTTCTGTTACAGTGAGAATATTTTCTTTTGTCATATCTATGACTGGGTAAATATATTTTTCTGCTAAAAATGTTCCTACTTTTTCAGATTGTTTTTCCTGGGTTTCCTTATTTTCTCTAATTTCTCTCAACTTTTCAAGCATAAACATTAAGGTAGGTATGAAATTTTCAGTTTTAGCCAAAATCATATCATAAATACTTGGAGTTACCTCTTTGAGATAATTATATTTAACATCATAAGGTCTTTCATTTTCTAAATCTTTAACCATCTCTTGTGCTAGGGAAGATATTTTGTCTAGATCAAGTTCTTCTTGGATTTTCATTACTTCTATTATATATTAAAAGTATCAAAAACAAACTAAAATTATTTTTGGATCAATTTATACTTTACTAACCAATTTCTTACTAAAGTATCTTTTACTCCAGAAAAATCATTGTATTTTTTCTTATCCGACTTTATATATTCTAAAATTTTTTCAATGTTTATTATTTGATTCTTGACTGTGACAGTGTTATAATTAATTATTTTATTTAGAAATTCACCGGGAGCAATATCAAATAAAGATGTTATAATTTTTTTTTCTTGATGAATATACCACATTAATTTAACCAGATTATTTCTAAGATTAATAGTTAATTTGTTCTTCTTGAAATTAGAACAAACCACGTATTTTTCAGAATTAGTAGAACGACTAGTTAAAGGTTTTGTAATTTTAGTATCTCCAAACAAGTATGTAATCAGGTGAATCAGATGAATCATAGCATCTGTAAAAATATCAAATATTTTGACAATAAATGTCCCCCCATTTTCAAGGACAAAAACAGCATTTATAAATTCGCAGAAAATTAAATTTATATGATTCAATTCCTTATTGTTAAATTCACCGTGATCATTTATTCCTCCATCAGCAGTAACTAAAATAATTTTAGAATTCTTTAGTTTCTTTTGAATATTCAAAAAAGTACTAAGCTGTAAGAGATCTCCATTGCCTTCAAGAAAATTAAAAATCTCAACATTCTTATTTCTTATTATATTTTTATGAAATCTTGGAATATCATAAATTTCAGATTCCGAAGTAAGAGAAATTGTATAACACATGCAATTCTTTATCCTTTTGATTAACCTGTAATCATCAATTGCCTGAATAAAGCCTCCTGGAGATTCTGCAAGACTCAATGAATCCCCATTGCAGTTTATGTTAAAATCATGAAGCATTTCCCATAATTTATAATATGCCCTGCTTGCAGGATTCTTAGTAAGTCCTTTCACACTGTTGTATTCTGGCTTAATTCTTGGATACTCGTATATATTCATAAATTTTCTTCCATTCACCCATGCGCGCTGATCAACTCCTTCTATTTTATTTTTTTCTTTTTCAAGACATATCGCCTTATGTTTATCAGTATAAGTAAATTTAGCACCACATGACAGTGTTGTAGTATGCCATATAATATTGTGTATTTCGTCTAAATTGACAGTTAATAAGGTGTGCATAATATTAATATATATTATTGTTTTAAGTCTGAATCTTATTTTCAGCTACCAATTCTAAAATAATTTTATAAATTTTGATACAAATTTACTATAACAAATACCACACTGTATTCTTTTCTGAATTTTGTGGTCACGTTTAAACCGAAGACTTATCAAATTCTTTTTCGGATAAAGACTTTTCCATTTCTGTCGGTAATTTGCCCAAACAAGATCGTCTTTTTTTAAATTTGAAATATCTTTAAGTTCTTTTATCATTTCATCAGTTTTATCAAATTTTGTTTCATTTGTAAAAATTTCATTATCTATATTTAAGAAAAATTCTTTTATTATATTATCTTTTTTGTATTTCCAGAATCCTACTATCAATATAAATGGTATCAGATGTGTTTGATTTCGCCTGAAGTCTCCAAAATCTATAGAGCTTTTAAATTTAATACATTTGATCTGGACTGGGATACCTGTAATTGTATAAGCATCGTATTTTGATGTGTAATTTTTACTTTTTATAAGTGAATACTTTGAAATAATTTTATCTTCAAAGTCGAAACCATGTCTTTGACGAGGCCCCATTTTAAGTAATTATTAAATTACTTTTTTAAACCATTCAGCTTCAGTATCAATTCTTGTTTAGAAATACTTAAAACGCCGACAGTGTGATCTTTTGTCTCCCAAATTAACTTTTCAAGAACTTCCTTGGACAAAATTTCATTATTTATTATTTTTATAAATATATGTGTTTCTTTAGATAATGAATTTAAATTATCATAATAAAAAGTCCCGGCTTTCCCACCTACTCTCTTGAATGCTATCATATGATCCTCTATTTTCTCTTTTTTTACAATCAAGTAATTTTCATTTTCTATTTCAATTGGTTTTAAAATTCTTTTAGTTTCTTTTCTTTCCCAAATTTGAAATACACAAGGAACATCATGTTGCCTCCCGTCTTCTAAAAGAAAAGAATTTTTAGGAAGATCTTCTTCAAAAACTTTATGAAAGAATAAGTTAAAACATTTAGTCATAGAATCTTTTTTAAAGCTTCGAGGGAGTATAAAGGCTACTGTACTAGCAAATTTATTAGAATGTTTAATAAACTTTTTAGCTAAACTAGATTGTCTTCCAAATGGAGGATTCCCTACAACTAAAATTTTGCCTTCTTTTTTAATTTTTGTTTCTAGATAGTTAGCCTGAATAGTGTCCGGGTGAAGAGGATGTATATCATAACTTACTAAATTATCGCATTTTTCCTCAAGAAATTCTAAAAATACTCCTGTCCCAGCAGCAGGCTCGATAATTTTTGTATATCCTGTAAAATCTATTTTACTCATTAAATTTTCTACTATTTCTTTTTTTGTAAAATAACATTCATTACCCTTACGATTTAGCCCTGTCAAATTACCAATTTCCATATACTTAGTACATTGATTATTTCTTTAAATCAAGATTTAAAGAAATAATCAATGTACTAAGTATGAACGACCTGTCTATTTTACTTGCAAAAAAATTAAGTTTGACAGATAAGAAAAAAGATGGTATATTTTTTACACCATCTGCTATAGTTAAAGCTAATTTGGATAAGATTTTTAGTTTTAGAAAATCATTTGGAGAAATTCTTGAACCAAGCTGTGGTTCTTGTGAATTTATAAGTGAAATAGTTAAACGCGATACAGGTAAAGTAACTGGAATTGAACTTAATAAAATTATCTATGAAAATATAAAAAACCTCAAATTTCCTGATAGTAAAGTTGAAATTATATTAGATGACTTTTTAAAAAAAAAATTTACTAAAACATTTGATTTAATCATAGGAAATCCCCCATATTTTGTAATCAAAAAAAATGAAGTCCCAAAAGAATTATTGTCTCTGGTAAGTGGAAGACCAAATATATTTGCATTATTTATAAGCAAATCACTTACATTATTAAATAATGATGGTATACTTTCATTTATTTTACCAAAAAGCTTCATAAATACTTCGTATTACATGTTGCTTCGACAAGAAATAAATAAAAATTTTACTATCCTATCTATTGAAAACTGCAATGAGTCATTCGTAGAAACAAAACAAGAAACAATTTCTTTTATTATTCAAAAAAGAAAGGGCGACAACGTCGACTTTACAATTCAAATTGGAAATAATTTAGTTTTTAATACAAAAGAAAATATACTTAAACTTAAGAATTTGCTTTCTAATTCATCAAGCTTAAGTAGACTTGGATATTCTGTTAAAATTGGGAATATTGTATGGAATGATCATAAAAATAATTTATGCGATATTGGAGAAACACGCCTTATTTATAGTAGTGATATCACTGAATCAAAAACATTAAATATATCACAATTTAAAAATCAACATAAAAAAAATTACATAAATTATCCTGGGGTCAATGAAGTAGTTCTGTTAGTAAATAGAGGCTATGGCGTGGGAGAATATAAATTTAAATATGCTAAAACGAATTGTAGGTATCTTGTAGAAAATCACTTACTTATCATTTCAGATGGTGATTTAGATAAAATTATCAAGTCATTTGAAGATCCAAGAACCAAAGAATTTATAGATATTTATTTTGGCAATGGGGCTATAAATAGTAATGAAATGAAAGAAATTTTTCCAATTTATATTTAGAAAATATCAGTATTTTTGATATTATTTTTTAGAACAGATGTCTGACTGACATAGAAAGTGTCAAATTTTTTAATTAATGCATCAATATGCATTTATATTTTAAAAATATTTTAAAAATATTATAAAATATAAATTCAATTTTTTTATACATGCTTGCTGAACAGAAGATACCATCAGATCAGACAGATGTCATACAAGATTTAATTTCGTATATGCCTGAGGCAGCAGGGGCTGTATAACATGGAGGAGCTTCTTCGTCTTTAAACCAGATATGTCCTTTATAAGTTGAATCCAGGCAATCACGCCCATTTTGAACTTTTAATTTTTGAGCAGCTGTAAGAGTAAAGCTCAAAATTCTTTGAATATCTTCGCAAGCTTTCTTTCGCGAATCACCTGTAAATTTTCTCATGAAGGAAAATCTAGTTTCTTTATGTATTTTACCATTAATTCTTCTAATTCTTTTGCCTTTCTTTAAGGAACCTAGAATTTCAATTTCTTCTAGAATACTTTCTGGTAATTCATATACTGGTAAATTTTCTTCGGGCTCTTCCGATATGACAATTTCTTCTTGTTTTCCGCTAGAACAACACTGGGATAGGGTTCCGTTGAATTCAGGAAAAACTTTTGATAATTCTGAAAATTGTAACATTATATTATTACTATTATATATTTATTTTTTGTTAAATAAACTCGGCATCCGATGTTTTACCATAGGCGCTTGTAAGTACGTCGAAAAACCTCTTAACAATTATTTGTTAAGAGGTTTTTTATGTTTTTTAAGTTTTTTTGGTGCCAATTTATTTATTGACTTTTTATGTTTTTTATGTTTTTTTGGTGCCAATTTATTTATTGACTTTTTATGTTTTTTATGTTTTTTTGGTGCCAATTTATTTATTGACTTTTTATGTTTTTTATGTCTTCTGCTAAAAGACTGATAGGAGTTTTACCTTCTAATTTTTTTACCTTTTCTGATATTTTAGCTTTTTTAGATTGAAGATCTTCGATTTTTTCAGATGTAAAGGAATAAATAGGAAGACTTACAAGATAATCGAAATTTCCAGATACCTTAGAATACTTTTTGAATTCTAATTCATCTATTATCTCTTTCTTTGGTCTTTTATAAATCAAGAATTCTTCATTCATAATTTCCATAAGAAATCTCACTTTATTAGAAATAAGATCAAGCTCTTCGTTGTAAGTTTTCAACAAATTTGCTTTTCTCAATCCATTATACTTAAGACGAATACCAACAAATTCTTCAAGAATAGCTTCAGCTGACTTGTATTTTTTGATAGAACCATTTTCGTCAAATAAATGCATATTTCTTGAACTTAAAGTTTTATTCATTTTCAGAACTTTTTCAGCGTCTTTTTCAAAGAAACTCCTCCTTGATTCGCGACTATTAAACTTTATTTCAAAATCTATTTCAGTTTCACTTGAATTATTAATAATACTATGAATACCTAATTTTGGATCATCCATCAATTTTTCAAGATATTCTTTATAGTCATTAGTCCACACCCCGACAGGCAATTCAGTGATTTTAATACTTTTATCACCAAGACGGTCATAAATACCTGACATCAAAAATGAACCTTCGTCGATTTTTTTGATTGTTCCTTTGAAATTGGAATACCATGGGACCATCTCAACTTGTTCTTCCCCTTTGATGACTCTTATCATATTTGAAATGATATCATCAGGATTAAATAATGGAATATTTGTAGAATATCCAGTACCTATGCCTGCAGCCCCGTTTATTAGGATAAGGGGAAGCACAGGAACATAAAAGGCTGGCTCTATCTTATTACCATCATCAAATTGGTCTTTGAGAATTGCTAAGTCTTCTTTTAAAAATAATTTTTCTGCAATTTCACTTATTTCTGTAAAAATATATCTGGGGCTTGCAGCGTCAGCACCGCCGGCGAGACGACAACCAAATTGTCCATTTGGCTTAAGTAAATTCCAATTATTAGAACCTATATAATTTTGAGCCATATTTATAATTGCTCCAAATAAAGAAGCTTCGCCGTGGTGATAACTTGAAAATTCTGCTACAGCAGCACCGAATTGTGCTACCTTGATTTCCTTTTTGTAATTTTTACTAAACATCGTGTACAGTATTTTTCTCTGGGAAGGTTTAAGACCGTCGCAAATACTTGGGATACTTCGAATCGTATCGTACATAGAAAAATGTATAAGATCTTTATGGACAAAGTCTGTGTAACTTACATCTTGATCAGCTTGATCAAGAATAAGATCATTATTATATGTTCCCAACCAGACTTTTCTGTTGTCAGCTTGTTTCTTTTCAAAAGCAAGAAGTATACTATTTTCAGTTTCCTTTAATCCATTACTGGTATAATTGATGGTATTAGTATCAATTCGAGAAAAAAGACTTTTAGCCTCAGCGGCAGTACTAGTTCCCAACCCTTTATAATATTTAGTTTCCCAAGAATTACCAGTGATAGTTTTTTCCCAAGCATGGTAGTCTTGAAGAGTATAGAATTCTTTAGAATTTTTACCCTTTGTTACTTTTATAATCGGGGTTTTCATTTTTGTAATGAAACCTTTGATTTCCAATAATTCAGGCCACCAAGTATGAATAAAATTCATAATAAGGCCTTGAATATGGATTCCGTCGGCATCGGCGTCAGTAAGTATAATAATACCGCCATACCTAAGACTGCTCGTATCAGTGTAAACTTTGTTTTGTTGAAGTCCTAATATTTTTTTGATATTAATAATTTCAGCATTGCATGTAAGCTGACTTTGAGTAGCTTCTCGAATATTAAGCAATTTGCCTCGTAATGGAAAAACGCCGTAACGATCTCTACCTATAACGGAAAGCCCGCTGATAGCAAATGTTTTTGCTGAGTCTCCTTCTGTTAAAATTAATTTACATAAGTTACTCTTTGCGGTTCCAGCAAAATTAGCATCTTCCAATTTAGGAACACTGATTTTATTTTTCTTTTTACCATCGGTTACTTTTTCAAGAACTTTTTGATTTTTGTAATTTGTAAAAGAGATAATGTCTTCCACGATTCCACTTTTATAAAGTTTAGTCATAAAAGTTTCACTTACTTCAAATTTAATACCAAGATCCTTTACAGGAGTAGTAAGAGTATCTTTAGATTGATTACTAAAAGACGGGTTTACTACCGTAGCTCTTACGAATAAGAATAAACGTTCTTTGATATAAGAAGGCTTCACGTTAATTTTCTTTTTACTTTCAATTAAATCTGAAAGTTTTTTGATAATTTGATTACAAACATAATCAAGATGACGTCCTCCTAAACTTGTAGCAATACCATTTACAAATGATACTTGATTAAAATTTTCAGATAACGAAACAGCATATTCCCAGATAAATTCCCCTTGGACTACTTTGTCATAAATGACAGCGCCTTCGATTTCTTTATACAATTTAATGTAACTTTGAAATTCTTTCGCTTGAATACGGGTTCCGTTGAAATAGACACTTACCCTACTATTTGTAGTAGCAGTGGTATCAAAAGCTCTTCGCTTCATCAATGAAATAATGTCTTCTGTGAGAAATTTAATTCCGAATCTTTTAAAATCAGGTTCAAAAGTAATTTTTGTATAAGCATTTTCATCAGAATCTGATATTTTAGGTTTACCTTTATCAAACATGTTATTTTTGAAAATTTGTTTATATTTCAATTTAACATCATTGTCAACTGTTTCGACAGTAAAAGACTTTGAATAAATATTCGCTACTTTACTACCATACCCATTGACACCTCCAACAATTCGTTGATCAGTGTCATTGTAATTTGAACTTGTAAGTAAATTTCCAAAAATTAATTCGGGAATATAAATACCGTATTCAGCATGAAGGACTACAGGGATACCTGCACCGTCATTCTTTACAGAAATAATGTTGTCCTTGATTTCAATTTTGATAGTTTTTGCAGTCTGGTCTCTCACAGTGTGATCGATTGCGTTAACAAGAACTTCGTCAAAAATTTTGAGTAATCCAGGATTGTATTCAATTTGTTTTTTGATAATTTTATTATCAGAGTCAACGACATAGCAGTCTTCTTTGATCAATTTCGTTGATCCAATATAAGAATCAGGGCGATCAAGAATGTGCTCATGGAGATTTTTCTTTTGATAAGTTTCTTCAATGCTACGTTGCTGGACCATTTTCTTTTTTTATAGTTACCTTATTAATAATTCAATTTTTTAAATTGAATTATTAATTCTTTTTATTTTTTCTATGACACATTTCTTGGTTTTACTGACACCATTTTAGATATATGCTGGAACAATAGAAGTACTATTAAGTTTTTTTTGTTGCCAAAATAGTATGAGCTGGCTTGCATTTCTCTCTAATGTTTTTATTGTTAATATTTCTTTGTATTTGATTAATTTGAGATTCTAATTCTCGAATTTGGAGTTCAATTCGTGGTGTTTCTTCAAAGAAATTATCAAGATCTTTCTTTAATTTTTCTATTTTATCAATTTCTTCAAATATCTTATATTTAGTTTGAATATTTTTTACTGTATCGCCTCGGAACTCGTCATAATGGATAAATACAAGATTAACATTTTTAATGTCTTTAATTTTTTTATTAAGATCATCTATGGTAAAGTTAATACTTTCAATTATAGTTTGAATATCACTTATAGCTATTTTTTTAATTTGTTTGGCAAAATCACAATAAGGATATGTGTCGAAAAGCTCAATATTCTTGTCTTTTATATATTCAATATCTTCTAATACAGAAGCAAGTTTTTTATTTAATTCTTTTGTAAGAATTATAGCATTTTTTATATCAAGATCCAGTCCTGCTTTACTCCTATTTCTTCTGGATATTAGTTTTTCGATAGTTTCCTTATTTAGTTTTGCTACTTGATCTAGAAAAAGAATAGATCCAGCTACTCCTCCTGTTAATAATGCGAGTTTACCTAACTTCTTTAGTTCGCTGTCATATTTCAAAGAACTTGCTTTAAAATTAGCTAAAAATGGTTTTTTAAAAAATTTATCAGCAAAATTAGGATTGAAATTTTTTCCCATATAATTGCCTTGATTTTGAATAGGTTTTGAAGTAGTTTTTTTATATGGAATAATTGACTTTCTCTTATGAACAATTATTTTCACAGGAACAGTCTTTTTTTTCACAGGATCAGTCTTTGCTTTCACAAAATCAGTCTTTGCTTTTGCGGGACGAATTTTTGGGTTTTTATTCTTCGGGGCAACTTTAGTATCCATATACATTTATCATATAAAATAATTATTTCAATTACTGTCAATCTCCGAAAATAAGAGTATTTATATAATTAATGGTGTATTATCAAACATGCTCTGAAATACATCAGATGTCAACGGAGGATTATTTTGTTCTTCTTCAAAAGTTCGAGGAATAAACCTGTATTCTATTACAGGTGGAGGACATCTCACTTTAGATAATACTAGCCCCGTGAATATTAATAAAAAAGCAAATATTAATGCAAATATCAAAATCAAATTTCCAGGGTTAACTTGCATATTACTTATGAAATATAAATTAATTTTTATTTTATATTTGATAATTATTTTGCTTCTTCCATTTTTTTAAGGTCGAGGTCGGTTCTTTTTTTGATAGCAAGAGTTTCATCAAGTCTAGCAGACATTTCATTGATTTGGTCCTGGATAAATTGGGATCTTTCTTTAATAGATTCTAAAGTTTCTGGGATAATACCATTGTTTGATTCTCCGTTTATCATTTTTTTCCGTCTTTCTTCAAAATCTAATTCATTTTGATCCTTGTTCTTTTTATATTCTTTCATCATATTATTCATAGTTTCATTGCGATAAGTAACATCTACATCGTCCATTTTCATAACTTCTTCATTTGTATAAAGACCTCCCCATTTTCCTACTTCTGCAATAAATAAATTGAAATATTTATCAACACTTTTAAGGGAATCAATTCTTCTCTGACAATCTTCGACGGTTTTATATGTCCCACGGACTTTAATCATTGGGATTCTTGCGCCTTTAGTTTCGTCTGGGAGCAAGTATGATAATACGAAATAATTCTGACCATTAATAGGAGAATCTTCGGTAAGATGATCTTCTACTGGAGTTTTTTTAGTTGATGTTGATGATGCCATTGTTAATTAAATATTGTTTTATTTCTTTAACTTGATTTTATTCTCAATTATCATAAAAAACTCGCAAGAAAATTTATTTTCTCTTATATATCTAAAATGAAGATTACGAAAAAAAATGCTAAGTTTTTATTTGAAAAATATAAAATCAATAAAGATATTGTTTCGTTTGATGAATGGGTTTTCGGACTAAATGTGGAACTAGAACACGGTTCTGCTGCTCTTTATAACAGTAAAATAACTAACATTACAAACAATGATATTGATTTAACTGCAAAAATTGTCATTGCCCATCTTCTTGAAAATCCAAGATACTATTATTATCTCGAAAAAATGGAAAAAGAAATGGATAAAAAATTATCTAAAAAGAAAAAAATAAATATTTTCATAATTTAAAAAATTGAATAAAAAATTCAGTACATTTTAGGGAAGCAAAATGAGTGTATTGCCAAGAGAAATTTATGATAACATTTTATTATTTACTGATACAGATACGTGTATCAGAATGGATAATTTGTATTGTGTTAAAAAAATATACAAGCCTAACAATTGGACTACTTTTGTTAGAACTAATAATTTAAAAGGTATGAAATATCTACATTCTAATAAAGTCGGTTCTCCTGTAATTTTCCATTCAGAATTAGCTATTAGACGTAATAAGTTGGAACTACTTAACTTTTTTATTGAAATCGGTAACACAGACGGACACTTATTAGAATACGCTGTCGAATGTGGAAATTTAACTGCTGTTAAAATGCTAGTAGAAAATAATATAAAAATTGATGAATTTTCTGTAACTATTGCTATAGAAAAGAATTACTTTAAAATGTTCATATTTTTAGTATCTAAAGGCGCCCCGCTTATAGATTCTATGACTATTGCTTGCACCTTAAACAGGATAAAATTTGTTAAATTCCTTATTTCATTTGGAATTGAAGTTGAAGATTTTGACTTTGAAGAAGCTGTCCGAGGAGGCCATCTAGAACTTGTCAAATTTCTTGTAGAATCTTGCGGAATAAATGTTACTCCAGAAGCTCTTGAAGAAGCTATCATGTCAGATTCGATTAAGATGGTAAAATATATATCTAAGCATAATAAAATATTTAACGAAGCTTTATTAGTGTCTATTCAATATAGTTCTCCAAATATATCTATTTTTCTTATTAATGAAGGAACACCTATTACATTAAATTGTATATTACAAGCTGTTGAGCGCGACTCTCTGGGCTTAATTAAATTGTTTATTGAAAAAGATAAGCAGATTTTTTTAGATAATATTGATGAAATCATAGATAATAGTTGGTCTTATGACATGATAAATTTAATAGAATTTACTCTTATTGATCGAAAATAGCTCGACTAGACTTCAAAAAAACCCAAAAAAAAGAAAAAACTAAAAAAACCCAAAAAAACTTAAAAAACAACAAAACCCTAAACAAAAAGAAAAAAAGAAAAAACCCTAAACAAAAACTGTTTAGGGTTTTTTCATGTACTTAAAAAAATAAATATATATATATATTACTATACATTAAAATAAGTAAATGGACTGTCTTGACCGGTCTTATCAGAACCTTGAAGTAATTGAGAATTTGCCTGAAGGTTTAACTAAATTTTATTGCGGCGGTAATCGAATTAAAGTAATCGAGAATTTACCTGAAAGTTTAACTGGTTTTGGTTGCTGGAACTGTCAAATCGAAGTAATCGAGAATTTGCCTGAAAGTTTAACTGAATTTCATTGCGGATATAATCGAATCGAAGTAATCGAGAATTTACCTGAAAGTTTAACTAATTTTAGGTGTAGATGTAATCAAATTAAAGTAATCGAGAATTTGCCTGAAGGTTTAACTAAGTTTGAGTGCGGCGGTAATCAAATTGAAGTAATCGAGAATTTGCCTGAAAAATTAACCGTATTTAATTGCGGTGGTAATCAAATTAAAGTAATCGAGAATTTGCCTGAAAGTTTAACTAAATTTTATTGCGGGTTTAATCAAATTAAAGTAATCGAGAATTTGCCTATAGGTTTAACTGAAATTGATTGCGCTGAGAATCAAATTGAAGTAATCGAGAATTTGCCTGAAGGTTTAACTGATTTTTGCTGTGGAGACAACCGAATCGAAGTAATCGAGAATTTACCCACAGGTTTAACTTATTTTGATTGCCATGGAAGTGATTTGACTTCAATAGACAAACTTCCTTTCAAGGAAATCAATTTTGAACTCGGAAGATACAGTTGTACCAAAAGAATTCAAATAAGAATAAAAAATAATTATTTAAGAAGAACTAAAGCAGCACGTAGAATTCAGAAAGGTCTATATAATTGGGTATTTTCAGCCGTGTGCAAGGACTCGACGTATGGTATCAATTTCAGAATCGGATTAAATTTACTCCAACGAGACGGTCTTGTTTCAAACTAAAAAACCCCTAAAAAAACTAAAAAACCCCTAAAAAAAACGTTTAGGGGTTTTTTCACGTACATATTTTTCTCGAGAAATTATTAGTAATTTTTTTCAATAGTATAGTATAAAATGGACACTGATAACTGTATTGATAGATTTGCTGTAATTTCTAAAATGTTTAAATATTTTGTTCTAGGACTTACAGTCGC